CCCCATGATTGACGAGAACAACAATCTGCGGTCTGTTCAATACATCTCTGCTGACGGCACGAAGCGCTTTCACAAGGGCGGTGAGACTGGCGGCTGCTATGATGTGATATACACGGTCGCTGACATGGCTATGGCCTATGTCGCTGAAGGCAGGGCCACCGCCGCTACGATTCATGAAGTAACAGGCAAGCCCTGCGTGGTCGCTTATACGGCCGGCAACCTTATGGATGTTGGCAAGATAGTCCGTGAGAAAAACAAGGGCAGGATTATCTTTGTCGCGGACAATGACGAATCCGGCGTTGGCTTGGAGAAGGCAAGGGCTGCTGCTGCCGCTGTGGGCGGTGAAGTTGTTATGCCGCCTGAGACTGGCGATGCGAATGATTACTACCAGGCTGGTGGCGATCTTGAGGCGCTACTCAATCCACCGCGCAAGGACTGGCTCGTGTCGGCCGATGAGTTTTCGTCACAGCCTGCCCCAATGGAGTGGCTGATTAAGGGTTGGATGCCCAAGAAGTCGCTTGCGATGATCCACGGCCCACCAGCCGCAGGCAAGAGCTTCTTTTCGCTTGATTGGGTTCTGACGCTATCATCTGGGCTTGGCTCATGGAACGGCCATAAGACGGCCACAGAAGGCGCTCACGTTTATTTGGCTGGTGAGGGACATCACGGCCTCAAGGCTCGCATAGCTGCGTGGAAACAGGTGCATGGCGTAGACAAGACCAACCTGTTCGTGTCGCTGTCAGGCTGCGACTTTAACAAGCCAGACGGCTTTGCGAAGGTATGCGAGTCCCTGATGGCAATAGGCCAACCCATCCTGTCTGTGACTGTTGATACTGTTCACCGCTTTTATGATGGCGACGAGAATAGTGCCAAGGATGTCCGTGAGATGATTGTTGCTTGCGATCAGATTAAGGAAACATTCGAGTGTGCGGTTATCCTTGTTCATCACACTGGCGTGTCAGAGGACAGCCAGCATAGGGCCAGAGGGTCTTCTGCTTGGCGCGGTGCGCTAGACATTGAGGTGTCTATTGTGCCCGGCAATGATGATACCCCGATGCAGGCTATTATGCGTAAGGCCAAGGACTCTGAGATGGCTGCGCCTTTAGCGTTCAGGTTCGAGCAGACTGAGATAGACGGTTGGTTTGATGAGGATGGCGATCCTGTCACCAGTGTTGTTTTGAAGCGCACTGAGCCTCCCGCCAAGTCTGCTGCGAAGTCCGAGCAGGACACCTCGTTCCGTTTATTCCGCAGGCACTGGGACGCGGCTGGAGAGGTGCTGCCTGATGGACGGCCTTATCTGACGCGCTCTGCTTTGATTGATGGACTTATCAAGGACGGCAACAAGCCATCTACGGCAGAGAAGAAGGTTAAGCCATCTTCTCCGATGATGAGTAAATTAATCGAAGCTGGTCTGATTGAGCCGTATGAGCATGGCTGGGTTGTGATTGACACAGGCCATGCTGGGGCGATGGCGCTCAGTAAATTCGGAGCTTGACCCCGAACACGATTCGTTTTAAGCAACCCATACGCCGCCAAACGGAATAGGCCGAAAGGGCGGTGGGAGAAAACTATGGCTATTAACATTAAACGCACAGGCACGTTGTCTGGCAACGGGGTTAAGCTCGTTGTGTATGGTCAAGCCGGGGCAGGTAAGACCACGCTTATCAGCACGATGCCTAATCCGATTATTCTATCCGCAGAGTCGGGCCTACTGTCGATTCAGGGTTCTGACCTGCCTTACATTGAAGTTGACTCAATGCAGTCGTTACAAGACGCCTTTATGTGGGCTAGTGACAGCGAAGAAGCCAAGGGCTTTGACAGCATTGCGCTCGACTCCATCAGTGAGATTGGCGAGGTTGTTCTCAATTACGAGAAGAAGCAAACCAAAGACCCTCGTCAAGCTTATGGCCTTTTGGCAGAGCAAATGACGGACATCATTCGTGGCTTCCGCGATCTACCTAACAAGCACGTTTATTTCAGCGCCAAGGTAGAGAAGTCGCAGGATGAAATGGGCAAGCTGCTCTATAATCCATCGATGCCAGGCAAGTCGCTAACGCAGGGACTGCCTTATTTCTTCGACGAGGTTCTGGCGCTACGCATTGAGCGTGATGCTGACGGCCAGCCGCAGCGTGCCTTGCAGTGCAATGACGATGGTATGTGGCTTGCCAAGGACCGCTCTGGTCGCCTTGATATGTGGGAAGCGCCTGACATGGGTGCGATTATCCGCAAGATTGGGGGTGAAGCATGACTGTCTTGTTTGAAGACTGGATGCGCGCCAAGCGTGATGAGCAGAACGCCATTGCGCGCCGCCGCAAGATTGAAGACCAATTGATTGAGCAAGAGGGCGTGCCTGAAGCGCTCGACGGCACGTTCAATGTCGAGAAGGGCGGATTTAAGGTCAAGGTGACTGGCCGCATCAATCGCAAGGTGGATGGCGATGCGCTGCAAGAAATTGCGGCAGAGCATGGCCTATCCGAGCATCTGTCCAGCTTGTTCCGCTGGAAACCCGAAATCAACATGGCGGTGTGGAAGGCCACATCACCTGAGATTACTCAACCGTTGGCACAGGCGATTACAGCAAGGCCTGGCCGACCTTCATTCTCAATTTCACAGGAGATAGACTAATGTCTGATTTGGATTTCACTTACAGCGCTGCTGACATTCCAGAGAGCAGCAATAATTACGAGCCAGTTCCGGCTGGTTGGTATAACGCCACTGTTACAGAGGCTGGGGTCAAGGAAACCCGTGCTGGAGATGGTAAATACATCAAGCTGCGCTTTGACATCACTGGGCCGACAAACGAAGGCCGCGTGGTGTTCACCAACCTGAACATTCGTAACAAGAATGAGGTTGCGCAGAATATTGGCGTTGAGCAATTGGGTCAGCTCATGCGTGCTGTTGGCCTGCCCACCATTCAGGACAGTTCACAGCTTGTTGGTGGCTCATGCCAGATTAACGTCAAGATACGACCTGCAAGCGGTCAGTATGAAGCGCAGAACGAGGTTAAGGGCTACAAGTCCATCAACGGATCGGCATTGCCTAGCGGGCAACCAGCCGCGCCTGCGCCCGCACCTGCACCAGCACCAGCATCAGGGGCGACACCGCCGTGGAAGCGCTGATTGATCTTATAGATCAGGAGCATGAGTCTCGTCAGGGTCGGCCTCGCGGCCACCTTGGCGGGAGCCTCTTGGGCCACCCATGCGAGCGCTGGCTTTGGCTTTCGTTTCGCTGGGCGGTGCAGGAGCAGTTCCCTGGGAGGGTTCTACGCTTGTTCCGGCGGGGCCACAACGAAGAGGATTTGATTATCCGTGATCTTCGCGCTGTTGGCGTGGTTGTTATTCACACGCAGCGCAAGGTTCTGTTTGGTGGTCATGTGGCTGGCTCTATTGATGGCGTGGCTAAGAACGTGCCTGACCAGCCGCCCACCAAAGAGTATCTGCTAGAGTTTAAGACGCACGCCAGAAAGTCGTTCGAGCATTTGGAAAAGCACGGCGTTGAGAAATCCAAGTTTCAGCACTTTGTGCAGATGCAGGCATATATGCACGGGGCTAATTTCCAGCAGGCAATTTACATCGCTGTGTGCAAGGATGATGACCGTATGCACATTGAGGCGGTTGAGTATGATAAGCAGACGGCAGAGAAATATATCAAGCGCGGTCAAGACATCACGCTTATGGAGCGGATGCCGCCACCGATTAGCACGGACCCCACATGGTATCAGTGCAAGTTTTGCCCCGCATACGATTTATGCCATGCAGCAAAGCCTACCAAGCACGCCAACTGCCGCACCTGTGCGCACGTTACGCCAACACAAAAGGGCGAATGGCACTGCGCGGTATACGATTCGACAATCCCGGAGGATTTCCAGCATGATGGCTGTGACAGCCATGTGATACATCCTGACCTTGTTCCGTGGGAAATGAAGCCGCGTGACGATGGTCGGCACGTTGAGTGGGTGATTGGCGATAGGGTTGTGCTTAACGGCCCTGATGGTGTGAAGAGCCGCGAGATATTAGCCAATCCAGATTTTGTCGGCACTGACTTGCACGAGCAGGTTAAGGCGATGTTTCCTGAAGCGGAGGTGATAGCCAATGCTTCGTGACTACCAGCAGCGCGCCATAGATGATTTGTATGCATGGCTGAGTGACAATAACGGTCACCCCTGCCTGGTGCTGCCTACAGGCTCTGGCAAGAGCCATATCGTAGCCGCCTTATGTGAGAACACAGTGCAGTCATGGCCTGATACGCGCATATTGATGCTCACGCACCAGAAAGAGCTTATTGAGCAGAATTACGAGAAGCTGCGCTTGCATTGGCCTAATGCGCCTGTTGGCATTTATTCCGCCAGCGTGGGCCGCAAGGAAATGGGCAATCCTATTACCTTCGCAGGGATTCAGTCAGTGCGTAAGCGCGCTCAAGAGATTGGTCACATTGACCTTGTGATTGTAGATGAGTGTCACCTTATCAACCATCGCCAGGCAGGTTCGTATCGCCAGCTTCTATCCGATCTTGCCGACATAAATCCAAGCCTGCGCTGTATTGGGCTTACAGCAACGCCGTGGCGGCTGGGACATGGCAAGATTACCGATGGCGAGGCTATTTTTGATGACCTGATTGAGCCTGTCACTATTGAAGAGCTGGTCGAGCGCGGCTTCTTGTCTCCGCTTCGTTCCAAGGTGACTGAAATCAAATATGATCTTGATGGCATTAAAAAGCGTGGCGGCGAATATATTGAGCATGAATTAATGCAGCGCCTCGACACCGAAGAATATAACATCGCTGTGGCGCAGGAGATTATTGCCATTGGCAAGGGCCGCAAGTCCTGGTTGCTATTCTGCACTGGCGTAAAGCACTCTGAGCATATGGCCGAAATCCTGCGTGCTTATGGCATCACAACGCAATGCGTGACAGGCGAAACACCGAAGGCAGATCGCGAGTATTATCTGGAAGAGTTTAAGGCTGGTAGGATTCAGTGCCTTACAAACGCCAATGTGCTGACAACTGGCTTTGATGCGCCGGGCATTGACCTAATCGGAATGCTGCGACCCACCATGTCGCCTAGTTTATATGTTCAGATGGCTGGCCGCGGGATGCGTATAGCTGATGGCAAAGAAGAATGCCTTGTGCTGGACTTTGCGGGCAACGTGGCACAGCATGGACCGCTGACTGATATTATACCGCCCAGAAAGGCTGGAGAGGGCAAGGGGGAAGCGCCCATCAAGGTGTGCGACAATTGCCACGAGATTGTGTCTATTAACACCAGGGAATGTCCGGCTTGCGGGATGCTTTTCCCTGTCGAGAAGGTAGATTTGGATTTAACGCTTCGTGACGATGACATCATGGGCAACGCCATTGAGGAAATGGCTGTCAGTGACTGGCAGTGGTATGTTCACACCTCGCGCAAGAGCGGGAAGCAAATGCTGAAGGTGCATTATTACGAGGGTCTGTCCAGCAAGCCAGTGACGGAGTATCTGACTGTCTTGCATGACGGATGGGCTGGAGAAAAGGCGGTCAACACTCTTATAAGTATGTGTTCAGCGGCAGGTGTTAGCCCACCCTTTG